ATACCTCAGGTACCTTTGCCACTGACCTTACTGCTCTTAAGTGGGAGCTTATGGTATCCAAGGGTGACTCTGGTGCCGGTACTGGTGACCTTGTGTCAACCAATAATCTTAGTGACCTCACCAATGCTGCTACCGCTAGGTCTAACCTCAGTCTGGGTACTGTAGCCGTAGAGAGCACTGTGCCAGTGGCTAAGGGTGGTACTGGTGCTACCACTGCTGCCGATGCGAGAACCAACCTTGGTCTTGGTGTACTGGCCACAGCGGCAAGTATCACTGCCTCTGAGATTGCAGCGGCTACTCTGGTTACAGCAGCAGATACTATCGCTACTAACGATAATGATACCACTATCCCAACTACGGCTGCTGTTATAGATTATGTCATTGCTAGTATACCCGGAGCACCATCAACTTCTGATGTTCTAACAGCACTTGCCGGAGCCTCTGCTGGCGCAGTCGGGACGTACGTCCTCGCAAGGCGCATCTCGGGCACAACTGACGTAGCGTTTGGATCTACATTGGCGGGGTCGAGCCTAGCCCCTTGTTCCGCTTACGGCGGACTTGACCTGAGCAGCGCAGCAATAATTACCCTCACCACCGGTTCGGCTTTGAGTGGCACATGGCAAGCGATGGGCGTGTATGATCACTTCGGTGGGTCCACCGGCCAACTCGGCGCGACCCTCTGGCTTAGGATTTCTTAATGATCTTTGATACCCCAGTTAGGAATATAGAACCATTAACTGATGGTAGAATAGACTGTGAGATAGAACACCCAGTCTTCGGTTGGATTCCATTCACAGCTAATGCTACTGATCCTGAGTACCATGGTAGGGTTATATACGAACACCTAGTAAAAGAAAAGGCCCCGTGAGGGGCCTTAACTAATAGCATAGTCTTTATTTATTAGAGGCCCTGTACAGTAGAGCCGTTAGTGTCATCAGGCCCATTGTTTCCAGTAAAGGAAACTTGGACATCAGGATCACACGCACCACCATCAATTGAGTAGAGGTTCGATTGACCTGCTGCGTTATCCTTTACGATACAACCAGAGGCTTCAACAAACTCTTTCCAACTCATAGTTGCACTGTTAGGGATTTCAGCATAGGCGGTAGTAGTGAGGGTAATGGTAGCAAGAATAGTAAGGTATTTCATTTTAGTCTCCTAAGTTTAATGGCACACTAACCCGGTGCCGTGGGATTCTAAGTTAGGCTTTAACCCAACTAACACATTGGTGATCTGCTTCGAATGGAGGAATCTCTCCCCTCTGAGACCTTAGTGTTTCGTTCTCAATGGTTAGCTCGGCGGTATGTTCGCACTCCTCTACAGTTTTATACGGCATGTTGTCAACATAGAACACACAGGGTTGGTTAAGCATACAGACTAGGTAAACAGCACTGAACATTAGGTAAGCTCCTCTTTGTCTAGAGAGTCTTCAATTTCTCTAGTGATCTGTAGTTTGACTACCTCCAGTATTCCGAGTACTTCTGTAAGAGTATAATCTCCAGCTTCTTCGTAGATGTAGTCAGTAATAGCGTCTACAAGTTTTTCGTACTTCATTCTTCAGTCTCCATTTCTTTGATTAGCTTGTCTAGGTACACCCCAGCCTTTTTCAAGTCTTCTACCGGATTCTTCTTGTACCTCCAGCGATGGAGGTATTTCTTTATGTTCCACTCAAGACCACCTAGGTATGCTTCTCTTGGCATATTGTCTTTTAGGTAGTCCCAACACTCAATCTCACCACCAGCATAATGATCAGGTTTATTTACTTGGTCTGAGGACAAATCCAATTGGCTCCTTCTTTCGTTCAAGTTGGAACGGTTCTCCGTCAGCTTTAAGTACTGTTGATGGGCGCGTTGTGCATTGTTCGGGTACTGTCGTTGTGACATAAAACCAATCATCCATCTACAACCTCCTTAGCAGTCTTAAGTAGAATATCCTTTATGGCATAAGACAAAAGGAACTGGACTTCTTCGGTAGTCAGATCAAACTCAATCTCCGCACCACCATCTTCCTTTTCGTGGATATTGATCACTTCCATTTAGTTAACTCCGACCATGAAACAGGGAACTTCTCAAGCATTTGCTCACTGATTTGGTTAGCAATGAGTCTAGTTTCTTCTTGGGTATCAGGCTTACAACGTAGCTTAGCCATGTTAGCAAAGGCATCTAGGCTACCGGACCAATACCATTCTGTATACATTGACTGAGGTAGTACCATGCGGGCTTGCTCTGGTGCTACTCCGTCCTTTAGTAATGATTCGTACATTTCAATTGCCTTGTAGCAGGCAAAGACATATTCCATACTGGAGACTTCTGTAGTTCCGTCACTACCTTGCTTCCTATCCTTAGCCCTACCTCTCCATACGATAGGATCGTAGAACTCAGGGGTATCATCTACATAACGTCTAGAGACTTCATTCATTCTAAGGTATTCATGCTTCACTAGTTGTGCTCTGACAAACACAGGAGCCTTAACATGGAAGCTAGCAAAGCAATGGCCGAAGGGGCTATAGTGGCCATGGTCTGCAAGGTACTTGATCAGCTTATGGTTCTGTTCTTCAGTGAATTCCTTATGTCCTTTCTTGAATGATACTCTAGCGGCATTACAGACTGAGATATCAGTCCCCATCCAATCTATAAGTTTAACTTCCATACGACTCCATCCATCCTAACAATTTTCTAATTTCTTCTGTAGTGGCATTATTTTTAAATCTGTTGGCTCTTCTAGAGATGAATGTCACATTTCCCTTTACATAACCCTTGCTAGGAATAAACCTATCTAATTCAGCTACTGTCTCATTGTATCTATCACCGCTTATCTCTATTTTAGCTCCAAGTATAGGACAGAAGCCTGTCCAAATAGACTCTAAGTACTCTGGTGTTAAATCGTAAGGAATGCCTTTTGAAGCGGCTGAGTATTTGACTCTCACACATTTATGTTTAAATGGGGAAAGTTTTCTGTGGGTACTATACCTTACTCTTTCAATTTCATTTGCACATTCTCTACAATAAGGTCTTAGTCTACCAGACCTATCCTTTCTTTCTGGAAACTCTGTTGTTTCTTTATCTTCACTACAACCTCTACAAATCATTGTCGTTACCCATGTGGGCGATGTATTCTACGTTCATTCCTGCCACTCCTCAAACAAATAACACAACATATTCTCACGCCTACCACAAAAGAATACTGGTTTGTTCATGCCATAGGCAATACCAGCCTCCACAAACTTACCCCCTGAATACCTATCGGGTCCAGAAAGAAGTAGCACACAGTCTGCTAGTTTAATATCATTAAGGTCTTCAATAGCAATATCAAACCTCTCTTCAACTGTATAGCTCTCTGTGGTAAGAAACTCTTTTGAATGCCAAGCAGATACTACCTCGTATCCTTTAGATATAAGCTCCCTTGCTTTGTGCTCAGCTAGTTCTTTATCATGTGCTGCAATATAAATCTTCATCTTAACTCCTTAAAGTGGTGGCCTAACAGTCGATCTTAATGGGTATCGGCAGGAAAGGAGCTGCCTCAGGGTTTCTGGTTTGCCACACCCCTACTACAAACCCTTGTTCGGGGTTTAGTTAACTACATTCCTTTTGCCCAGTTACAGGGTTGAAGTAACACGCTCCACCGTCAGTCTCATTGATGAAGCTATCTTCTTCCTGCTCTGGTTCTTCTACTACATCCTCTACAGCAGAAGCATTTAGGATACCGTAACGCTTACCTGAAGCTCTGAAGGTGGTACAACCAGATGCTCCTCCTAGATAAGCTTGCATGTAAACATCCTTGAATTGTTCCCAAGTAACTTCATCACCAACGTTACAAGTCTTGGAGCAAGCACTATCCACAAACCTAGAGGCAGTGTTGAGCACCTTCACATGATCAAAAACAGACAACTCATTAGCAGTCTTACCCTTTACTCCGAAGACTCTGTATCCGTAGTCTTCAACTCTCTCGACTTTAGGTCCTTCGAAGGTTTGGATGGTACGCTCATAGCTATGAGAAAAGACCGGCTCAATACCAGAAGACACATTATCAGCAGATAAGGAGATAGTTCCAGTTGGAGCAACAGAGAGAAGGTGAGAGTTGCGAATGCCGTAGTTGTTAATATCTCGTCTGATATTCTCAGGAAGAGTTTTAGCAAATCCAGACTCCAGATACTTGTCTGCAATGAGCATAGGGAATGGACCCTTCTCCAAGGCAAGACTGATTGACGATTGATAGCAAGTGTCTCTGATCACTGTCATGACCTCTTCAAGCCACTCAAGGAACTCAGGAGAGCCGTACTCATAGCCTAGAGCTTCACCAGCGTTAGCTACACCAGTGACGCCTAGACCCATCCTACGCTTGTTCTGGGCCTCTAACTGCTGCTCCTCCAAGGGATAAACAGTACGATCAATGACGTTATCCATAGCCCTAACCACAGGAGCAATGTCGTGCTTAAGAGACTCGTAGTCAAAGGCTCTGACCTTACCGATGCCTTCCCCGTCAGTGTAGATGTATTTAACCAAGTTAAAACTACCCAACAAGCAAGCACCGTAAGGTGGTAGTGGTTGCTCACCGCATGGGTTTGAGGTTGCAATCTGCTCACAATACCAAAGATTATTTTTCTTATTGATCGTGTCAATGAATAAGACCCCAGGCTCTGCCCAATCCCAAGAGCCACGCATAATCTCATCCCAGAGATTCCTGGCTTTAACTGTCCTATACTTCCTACCTTCAAACTTAAGATCAAACATCTTGTCGTTAATCACCGCATCCATGAACTCATCAGTGATACCAACAGATACGTTGAACTGAGTTAACGTAGTCGAGTTGTTTTTAGCTTTGATGAACTCTTCGATATCAGGATGATCGACCCTAAGGACTCCCATTTGTGCGCCTCTACGATGTCCAGCACTTGCAATGGTTTTGCAGATAGCGTCAAAGATTCCCATGAAGCTAATAGGTCCGGAGCTACGGGAGTCCAAGCTCGCAATGTGGTCCCCTCTAGGACGGAGTGAACTAAAATCATAACCAATACCTCCACCAAGTCTCATTGTTTGTGCTGCCTCAGCAGCCTTCTCCATGATACT